GTCGGCAGCTCCTGCGTGTAGATCGAACGCGTTCCTGTCCCCTGGCCCTTGCCGTCTTCGGTGTAGACGTCGTAGCCGATGAAGACGACGTGGTCGGCCCACTGCTTCGCGTGATCGCGAATCGATCCGCGACCGTTCTTGTCGCCGCGATACAGGTGGGGCTCCCAACGGATGTAGTCCTCGCCGGCCGGGTTCGGCACGGGCGAGTTCACGTCGTGCGCGATGATGCACACGTTCAGTCCCTTCGCGACGATGCGGTCCAGGTCGGCGAAGAGCGCGCAGTACTCGTCGTAGACGAACTGCCACCCCTTGCCCCAGGGGAACCCCTCGATGGAGTCGACCTTGTGGCCCTTCTCGGTGCGTCGGGTGTCGATGACGTACTCCTTCGCCAGCTCCTCCGCGACGGTCGCTGTGTCGAGCACGAGCGAGCGCACACCTTCGGGCGGCGCCGTCGCGATCGAGGCGAGCTTGCCGCGCAGCTCCTCCCAGTCGAGGGCGGTGTCGCGGAGGACGTTCATCCTTCGCGTCGAGCCTTCGAGGTCGAGGAACATCGGGGCGGGAAGGTAGGCGGCGGCTGTCGACTTGCCGATGCCGCCGGTGCCGAAGATGAGGATCCGATCGGACCCGGTGATCTCTCCGGTCTGCAGGTTGAGCGCGACGGTCGCAGGGATCGTCGAGCGGGGTGACTTCCGAGCCGCGGGCGCGGTCGGTGCAGCCGGGGCGGTAGGTGCCGCGGGTGCGGGAGGTGCTTCACTCATGACGGTTCGATGTGTCTGAGGGTTGCGGGGATCAGTCCAACTCCGGGTGGAGCTTCTCTCGTTGAACGTACCCGTCGGGGACCTCGGTCCCCATCGGGTAGACGTTGCGCGAACAGAGCCCGAAGAACTCGCATGTGCCGTAGTCACCGCAGGCGTTCGGGTTCCGGTGCATGTTGTCGCTCAGCATAGCCTGTTCGAGCAACTGGATTTGGTCGGCGAGATCCTTGCGCAGCGAGCCGAAGTCGGCGGCGGTGCGAGGGACCTCGCGGCGAGCGAAGAACTTCGAGGGCTCGTTGCCGATGTCAGCGGTGAGGCGCGCGCCGTACATGGCGATCGTCTCCTCGTCGTTCTCGAACGCCTGCAGGACGGCCAGCTCGTCGAACGCCTCGCCGTAATAGGTCGTCGTCGCACCGCCGACAGCCTCGCGCCGCATGCGCTCCATCTCCTTCTTGAGCACACGCTTCGGCCTGATGGTCGGCTTCCGCGTGACGTCGTAGAGGATGAACTCCGGCGGCGACCCGTACAGCTCCTGCATCGCGAGAGCGTAGATCCCGACCTGCGTGTCCATCCGTAGCTTCGTCCAGTAGTTCGACTCGGCATCGAGGGAGTCGGCGGTCGTCTTGTACTCGTGCAGACCGAGGCGGCCGTCGACCTTGATGATGCCGTCGAGCACGCCGGCGACCTTCGCGCCCGCGATCTCGATCTCGAACTGCTTCTCCTGCGCGACGTACTCCAGCGGGTGGTCGCTCCAGTACCAGGCGTGCGCGACGAAGAGCCGCCGGAGCTTCTCGGCCCACAGCGGGTTCGGGGCGTGCTCCGTCGCGTACTGGACCGCAGCGGCGACCGGGTCGCGCCTCGGCGGCGGGGCAGCCATCTCCCTGCCGAACGTCTCCTGGATCCCGTGCCAGCACGTTCCGACAGCGAGCGCCTCGCTCTCCTCCCGGTGCGCGAGCCCGAGCCTGCCGTTGTACTTCAGGTCGTACTTGCGCAGGCAGGAGCGTGCGACCGACAGCGAGCTGTTGGTGAAGGTGTTCATTCGGCCACCAGTCCCTTCCAGCTCTCGCGGATCACGTCGTTCGCGCGACGCACCGCAGCCTCGACGTCGTTCCCGAACAGCTCGAATTCGACGTCCCACTTCGCGGGGCACCTCTGCTCGCCACCCTCTTCGCGATGCCCGAGGGCATCGAGGATCAGGATCTCGCCGAGCAGGAAGACCTCGCCGTAGGTGGGGAAGTCGAGCGGGCGATGGGCCTCGGGGTGGTAGGCGGTCCGAAGGGCGAGGTTGCCCTTCGCCTCTTCCGGGTCGTCGGAGTCGGGCACCCTCGTGATCACCGCGTAGGTGACGCGCGGGGGCGGCTCCGGGGGCGGCTCGTTGAATGCGCGCCAGGCGCGCTTGATCTTCTCGGTCAGGTTCATGGTTGGCCCCTCGTGGGGATCAGGTTCGGCCGCCGCACTTCGGCCCCAGGCCGGTGCGGATCGACTCGGGATCGGTCAGCTTCTTGTTGCACTTCGCGCAGCGGCCGGCGAGCTGGATCTCCCAGCCCTTCTTCGCCCAGTGTGACGATCGCTCCGGCGCGAAGCTCATCTCGCCCTTGATGTCGAACAGCGGACCACGGATAGCGAGGTCGGCCCAGAGCGCGACCTTGCGCTCCTCGGTCGACCACCCCTCGTCCCAGTTGTAGCCGTCGATCGGGAGGCGGCTCCGCTCACCGCGGAAGCGACGCCAGACGACAGCGCGCATCTCGTCGTCGAACCAGTAGCCGACGCCGGTGTAGCTCGTCTCGTTGTCTGACCCGGTCAGCAGCGAGAGGATCCGCTTCCCCGCGAACTTGCCCCTCGCCACGGTGTGCAGCTTCAGGGTGACGTGCCCGCGCTCGGGGTGGGAGAGCGTGTAGGTGCCGTTGTGGATCCGCGGCGGTGTCATGGCCCCGGCCGCGGTCATCGCTTCAGCTCCAGCTTCGGATCGGAGAGGGCCTTCGCCAGGGAGCGCGACTGCGTCACGTTCGGCGTCGCCTCGCCACGCTCCCAGGTGCCGACCGTCCGGCGGTTCACCAGGAGGAGCTTCGCCAGGTCGCCCTGGGTCATCTCCGCGGCCTCGCGTGCTCGTTTGAGTCGCGTCGGCCAGCCCCGCGGGACCTTCCGAGGCTTCCGCCCCGGTGTCGCCCGCCCGCAGTGGGGGCAGCGGCCAGCCGCCGCCCGCGTCTTCGTGGTTTCCATGCCGGAACAGTAGCGGCGAAGGCCCGGAAGACGAGGCGCGTGACAGGGATTCTTTCACCTCGCAGGGATGGTGGCGCCCTAAAGTTGCCCCGTCAACGGGCTTGTGTGATGTTGATATTTCCGGGCGCATTTTTGGCTCAGGTCGATTGACGCGATAGCCGATGGCGCTAATATTCACCCGTCAACCGAGGGCGGCGACGCCCACCACCAACCGAAAGGACAGAGCCATGACCACTAAGACGGTAATCACCATCACCATCGGACACCGGGCCTTCTCGGCCGCGGGGCTCGACGACGCCATCGCAGAGGGGAACCACCCGCTCAACAGGGGCCACTGGTCTCACGAGCGTGGATCCCGAGGCCACGTGGAGGTCACCCTCCAGTTCGCCGACGCGAAGGAGTTCCTCCGATCCCTCCAGGGCTGCCCGGCGGCCCAGGGAAAGAGCGGCGGGTACGCCGGCGATCCGGGTGACACGGCCGCGGTGAAGCGGCTGATCAACAAGCTCCAGGACACGCTGTCGGCCACCCGCAAGGCCGCCGAGAGCAATGGCTGACCTCAGCACGAAGGAGGCCCGCGCGATCTACCGCGCGGGCCTCGCCCGCGGAATCACGATCGGCGCCAACGAGGTGCTCGCGCAGTGGGAGCGCTCGATGAAGCTCGCCCGCGGCGCCGCCTGGGACGGCACCGGCCCCGAACTGACACCCAAAGAGGAGGCCGCGATCGACGCGGCCATCGAGAAGACCTTGAAGGAGGAGCAGATCCGATGAGCGCCCCCGACCTGAACCCCTACCGCGACGAGCCCGAGGGCTCCTGGTGCGAAGGCTGCAGCGAGAACCAGCCGTGGACGTCGTCCTGCCCCGCGTGCGGCGCGGCCATGTGCGACGCCTGCGAGCGGTCGATCGGCTGCGCGCACTGCGAGCAGCACGAGGAGTCCATTGCCGTGAGCGAGTTCCGCTACGACGACGGCTGGTGCCACTACGCCCGACGCGGCGACAAGCGATGGCAACTCGTACTGGGCGAGCACACCATCGGTGGCGGCGGCGACATCGAGCAGGACGTCCCCACCGAGCACGTCTCGAAGGCGTTCTGCGGCGTGCTCGTGGACTCCAGCCACGTCGAGCCGATCAGCGCCCTCGTCTGGGACCGCTGGCAGGAGCTGCGCGACGCGCAGTACGGGACGGCGGTGGTGATTTGACCGCCGCTACCTACCAAGAGTTCCTGTCCAGAAAATCGCGGCGGACCGTACACGCCGGATTCGAGGCGGACGACATCAACCATCGTCTGTTCGACTGGCAGGCGGCCATCGTTCGCGTCGCGTGCCGTCGCGGCAGGTTCGGCGGCTTCGAGGACTGCGGGCTCGGCAAGTCGCTGCAACAGCTTGAATGCGCGCGTCAGATCGTGCGTGAAACCGGCGGCAACGTCTTGATCCTCGCCCCCCTCGCGGTGGCAGCCCAAACGAAACGCGAGGCTGATAAGTTCGACATCGCCTGCGACGTGACGGTCTGCCGGTCATCGGACGATGTCCGGCCCGGGATCAACGTCGCCAACTACGAGCGGCTACACCTCTTCGACGCTGCACGCTTCGCCGGGGTCATTCTCGACGAGGGGAGCATCATCAAGAGCGTGGACGGCAAGATCCGCGCGCAAGTTCTGTCGATGTTCAAGGGCGTTCCGTACCGGCAAACGTGGACCGCGACACCCGCGCCGAACGACTACATGGAGATCGGCAATCAGAGCGAGTTCTGCGGCGTCCTCGATCGAATGGAGATGCTCGCCACGTACTTCATCCACGACGGAGGCGAGACATCGAAGTGGCGACTGAAGGGGCACGCCCACGACGCTTTTTGGGCGTGGCTGGCGTCATGGGCGGTGATGATGCGCTCACCAGCGGATATCGGCTTCGATGCCAACGGCTACGATTTGCCGCCGATGGAGTACGTGCCGCACATCATCGAAACGAACGCTCGCGAGCCTGGCATGCTGTTCGAGTCTGAGGCTTCGACGCTTGCCGAGCGTCGCGCCGCCCGGCGCATGTCTCTCGACGAAAGGTGCGAGCGCGCTGCTGACCTGGCGAACGACAGCAGCGAGCCGTGGGTGATCTGGTGCAACCTCAACGACGAGGGCGAGAGGCTCGCAGCTTTGATACCCGACGCTGTGGAGGTTGCCGGGCGGCATACCACGGCCGAGAAAGAGGACCGGCTGGAGTCGTTCACGCTGGGCAATGACCGGGTGCTCATCACCAAGCCCCGCATCGGCGGTTTCGGGTTGAACTGGCAGCATTGTCCGAATACTGCGATCTTCCCGACCGATTCGTGGGAACAGTGGTACCAGATGATTCGCCGATTCTGGCGGTTCGGGCAGACGCGCACGGTGAAGGCTCACTACATCGTCTCGTCGCAGGAATCGGGCGTGGTGCGCAACGTCATGCGCAAGAACAGCGACGCGGCAAGGATGTTCGAGAGCGTCGTGTCACACATGCTGGCGCACATGCAGCACGCAACACGGAACGAGTATGGCCACATGGACAGCTACAACCCGCAAGAGAAGGTGAGGGTGCCGCGATGGATGTAAAGTGCACGACGCAGGAGCACGGCGACGACTGGACCCTCTATAACGGAGATTCCGTCGAGGTTCTCAAGGCCATGCCGGACGACTCCGTGGGGTTCTCGGTGTTCTCGCCGCCGTTTGCATCGCTCTACACCTACTCGTCGTCTTCTCGCGACCTCGGCAACAGCACCGACTACGACGAGTTTTGGGCGCACTTCCGGTTCATCCTCGCCGACATCCTGCGTGCCACGAAGCCGGGGCGGCTGTGCTCGATCCATTGCATGAACCTGCCGACGACCAAGCAGTGGCACGGGTACATCGGGATCCAGGACTTCCGAGGCGACATCATCCGGGAGATGGAGCGCGCCGGGTGGATCTACCATTCCGAGGTGTGCATCTGGAAAGATCCAGTGACGGCGATGCAACGGACGAAGGCGTTGGGCCTCCTGCATAAGCAGATCTGCAAGGACTCCGCGATGTCCCGCATGGGGATCCCCGACTACGTGTGCACGTTTCGGAAGCCGGGACAGAACCCCGATCCGGTTAGCGGCGAGCTGTCCGAATGGCGCGGAGACAAGTCGTTTCGCAACGACGGCAACCTCTCCATCGACATCTGGCAGAGGTACGCCTCGCCGGTATGGTCGGACATCAACCCGTCACGGACGTTGCAGTACCGCGCCGCCCGCGAGAAGGAAGACGAACGCCACATCTGCCCGTTGCAACTGGACGTGATCGAAAGATGCATCCAGCTATGGAGCGCCGAGGGCGACGTCGTTCTGAGCCCGTTCGCGGGCATCGGCAGCGAAGGCTACTGCGCTGTGAAGATGGGGCGCCGGTTCGTCGGGATCGAGCTGAAGCCGAGCTACTACGACCTTGCGGTCAAGAACCTCCGGCAAGCGGACGCGGAACTCAAACAGACACAGCTCTTCTAGCCATGAGATCCATCATCCACGCCTTCGGCTTCCCGCTGCTCGCCGTCCTGATCCTCTCTCACCGGCCCGTCGAGGCGGCGCTCCTCCTGGCGCTGATCGTCGTCGCCGACCGCGCGAAGGGCTCTCGGCCCGGTTGACGCTCTGTCCTGACCCTTCACGCGGACCTGGGCCCGCGTCGTCCTTGCGGCGGCGCGGGCCTTCTGCTACGCCCGGCGAACCATGAGCAAAGCCATCTTCCTTTCCATCGACGACATCGGCATCGCAGGCGTCGGCGCCTACGCTGCGCAGATCCAGATCGAACGCCCGCCCCTGACGCCGACGATGGACGCGCTCGCGACCGCCGGCGTCCGCTACACCAACTGCCGCGTGAACCCGGTGTGCGGCGCGACGCGCGTCGAGTGGCTTACCGGGCAGGCGGCCTGGCGCACCGGCATCGGCACGAACGTCTTCAGCTCGTCGCTCTTGCCCAACGGCACCGAGAGTTGGATCCCCGCGCAGGACTCGCGCCCCTGGGGGCTCATCGGGAAGTTCCACCTGGGCCACGCCGGCAACGGATTCGACCCGACCGGGTATATGGGATTCGACCGCTACGTCGGCCCGCTCGCCAACCTGGTGGGCAACTCGGTCCTCGGCTCCGGGTCGATGGGCTTCTACTACTGGGATCGCTTCGACAGCGCGAGCACGAAGACCGCATTGATCGGGGAGCGTGACGAAGATGGGTTCGTCATCGAGAACCCTGACAACTACAACCCGACCGTGCTCGTCGATGATGCGATCGACTGGGTCCAGGGTGAGTCCGGCGACTGGGTCCTCTACCTCGCGATGAACACCGTTCACGACCCGCTGCACCTCCCCCCGGCGGCGCTCCTGTCTGCGGGTTCCCAAGTCATCCGTCAGCACATCATCGACGCACAGGACAACGACGACCCCAACGCCGGCATCTCAGCGCTGTCGCTCTTCAACCAGTACTCCGGGCTCGGCCTGCGCAACGAGAACGAGTACCGCTGGGAGTTGATCCGCCTCGGCATGGAGGCTCTCGACACGGAGATCGCGCGACTGATCTCGACGCTCGAAGGGTCGGGCGACATCAACTTCGCGACCGACACGACCATCTGGATCACCGGCGACAACGGGCCCGACTTCGAGGTCGTCGTCCCGCCCGAGCTAGGCCAGAACTCGAAGGGCACGGTCTACGACACCGGCACGCTGGTCCCGTTGATCGTCCGCGGCGCCGACGTCTCCGACACGGGCGTTTGCGACGGCCTGGTCAACGCCACCGACCTCTGCGCCGCGATCGCCACGCTCGACGGCGAGACGCTGACCGGGGCCGAGGACGCGAACGACTTCACCGCGACGCTGGCCGACGTCAGCGCCTCGACCGGTCGCACCGTCTCGCTCTCCGAGCAGTGGTCGCCCGAGGGCGTGCCTATCTTCACGGAGGACGGCTTCCAGTCGGCGGGCTTCACCTTCCTCCGTCGCGGCCTGACCGGCGACTACGGCTCCGACGGCCTCTGGAAGCTGATCCGCTTCTACGACGAGCGCGACGGCACGATTCGTCGAAGCGAGCTGTACCGACTGGATGTCGGGCAGTTCGAGCGCCCCAAGGAGAACCTGCTCCGCGCCGGCGTGACCGAGACCTTCGAGTCGTGCGCCGGCGACTGCGACGCCTACACCGCGCTGCGCCGTCTGCAGCGCGAGTTCGACGCCATCACTCCTACCACCTAGCCGAAGAGGGGCCGACCATGTTCCACCACCGACTGAAGCTCTGCATCACGACCGCGCCCGGAGACTCTGCCGAGCACCATCACGAGCTGATCATCGAAGGCGACGCGAGCGCGCGGGCTCGCGTGATCAGCAAGGCGATCGAGTACTCCGACGAGATCGAGGCGAACGTGAAGCCGAACTACCCGCACGCGTTCGTCTCGTGCTTCACCGTGCTCCGCATGGAGGGCGAGGAGTTCCGCGAAGAGGTCGTCGCGATCAAGGCGACCGACGACCTCGACTGGCACCGGCAGCGGAACGGCGTGCTGATGCCGATGGCCGGCTTCTGGCGGACGTCGAAGTGAAACGAAAGAGGCCCCCCACCGAACCGAGAAGTCGGTGGGGGGCCGGGGTGGCCGGGGCCGTTTGACCACCCGATCCTAGGTCGGCGTCGAGGCGTTGTCAGGCGTCGGCCCGGCAACTTCCGCGTCGGGGTTCGCCGTGATGAACACCTTCCCGTCGGCGACCAGCTCCGTGGCCTCCGAGCTGTGCTTCCAGCCGAGCATGCGCGCGAGGTCTGCCGCAGCCTCGACCGGCTTGAACGGCGTGCCGTCGGCGTTCTTCCACGGCGTGAAATGCTTCACCGCCTTCGCCGCGTGCTTGCGTCCACGGCGCGTCGCGAGGCCTGCAGCGATGTTCGTCGCGAAGGCAGCGCCAGGGAGCGCGACAGCCTGGAGCGCGGGGTGGAGCGTGCCGAGGGTCGTCGCGAAGAAGCTCGCGACCGGCCCCCACTTCTCGCGGGTGTAGTTCCGCTCCCACTCGACGAACGCCGCCTCCTTCGCGTCGTAGTCGGCCTGGGCGGCGTCCAGCGCCGCGCGCGTCTCGACCGTCGGGTTCGCGGCGTACGTCGCCCTCGCCAGCTCCAGGGCGCTGTAGGCGGCATCCAGTTCGGCCGTGCGCTTCGCGTGCTCTTCGACGACGGCGGGGTTCGGGTCCTGCGCCGGGTACGGCGCGCGGCAGCTCGTCGCGAGCCCGATCGGCGCGAAGAGGAACGGCACGAGGGCCACGGTGTTCAGCAGTCGGTTCATGGTTCAGTCCTTCCGCCCGCCCATCGCCTTGACGACGATCGCGAGCGCGGTCGCGATGTACGTCGCGATGGCGTATGGCCCCGCCGGGTCGAACGTCGGCGCGACCGCATCGGGCTGCGCGTACGGGTCGATCGGATCGGGGTCGGGTCGATTGAGGATGACGCTGCCGCCGAACCGCTCCGGCGGCATATCCGGCGTGAGCTGGAACGACGCGAAGGCTCCGTAGAACGGACCGCTCGCGTCGGCAGCGACTACGGAGAACGGATCGTCGAGCTGCGTGCGCTGCTCGAGGACGCCGCCGAAGAACCCCGCGCGAATCCCGTGGCAGGACGGAAGCAGGACGAGAACGATGACGGCGGCGGGTTTCAACTAGCGACCCTCGCGGCTCGGCTGGATCGGCGCGAGGGCAGGGGACCCCATGATCACCGGAGCCATCGGAGCGCAGGGCGGCTTCGAAGCCTGGCGACGCGCGACCTTGGCGTCGTGGCGCGCTTCGCACTCCTCCTCCGTCTCGTCAGGTTCGCAGGTCGTGAGCACGCACGTGGACGCCTTGTTTCCACTCCCGGGCGGGGCTTCGTACTGCCAGCAATCGATGTAATCAGGGAACATCCGAATGTCTCCCTCTACGGTTGTCTCTCTAGGAACAAACGAAAGCCCCACGATCAGGGCCACTAAGAACCAGGCCGTCGCGAACGCGACGGACGCGCGTCCGATTACCCGGCGCCATTTCCGAACTTCATCCATAGCAAGAGCCCACCCATGACGCCCGTCGCGAGAATCGAGCCGAGGACGCCGAGCATCATCTTGCGAACGTCAGCGCGGGCCTCGTCGCGCTCCTCGCGCATCTCGTCCAGGTCCACGCGAAGCCTCGCCATCTCGGGTTCAGCCGCAGCGCGCCAGCGAGAGATCTCCTCCACGCGCTCGAAGACTTTCTCTACCTGTGTTGCCATGCGAGCCTGAACCTGAACGTCGGATTCGATTCGGATCATCGTCTCGCGAACGTCCGTAAGGCCCTCGCGCAGTGACGTGATTTCCGCAGCCAGTCTGGTGAAGAGCTGCTCGACGAGCTTCACATCCTCGGTCATCGCGTTTCACCGCCTGCCCCGTACACGGCACCGAGCTTCGCGACCATCCGCGCAGCGTCGCCGCCGAATACGGCGATGCCCACGACACAGCTGCGATCCTTCCACTCGATGGACTGCTTGATGATCTGCCAGATCGGGGCACCCTCCAGGGGGTCACCAGGCACTTCGGGGACAGGCTCTTCGGTGAAGTAGGGCCGCGGGGAAGCTTCGAGTGCAGCCATGTCATTCCTTGCAAATGTTAGGGCAAGCTCGGCACCCCAGACCTCAGAGTCACGAGCGCCAACGTATTTTTCCTTTGGGACAGCCCAACGCAGGGAATATGCGTTGTTGATCCAAACCATGCGCCCGTCTCTCTCGTCGGGCTCCTTGATCCAGAAAGGGACAGGGAGCGCGTCCAAAGCAGCGTAGAGCATCGCGCGATCCTCTCGTGTCGCGCGGTACTCCTCCGAAGCCATATCCGCTAGCTCCCTGAGGTCCATTGGTGCCTAGAACGTGTAGTAGACGCCCGCCGCCGGATCCGGGATCAGAGTCACAGAGTCGCCCGGCGTGAGAACGTGCGTGCTCGTGCTGCCGTTGATCAGGTTCCCGCTCGTCGTGAGCGTGACGTTGTTCGAGCTGCCGACGTTCTTGTAGTAGAGCGGCGTCTCGGCGATCGTCGTGATATTGCTCGGGTCGTTCAGCGTGACGTTGAAAGCTCCTCCGCTCGCGTCGCAGAACCAACGCGTGACCCACCAGTTCGTCGAGAGCCACGGCGACTCGTCGGCCGTGATCTCCTTGAAGCCGTTGAGCTTCCAGGCGACGGGCGTCCATCCGCCGGCGACGTTCTGAAGCTCGATCCACTCGCCGGGGTAGTGAAGCCGGACGATCTGGGAGTCGTCACTCTCGTTCAGGACGTCGATGTAGTACTGGTTCAGCCCCTGGCCGTGGACGATGCGCGCGTTGCGCCCGTTCCAATCGGCGTCGTCGTTCAGCTTCACGTCGAAGTTCTGCGCGCCGAGCTTGTTCACGAACACGACGACGTCGACACCTTCGGTCTCAGCGCCGCCACCAGGCGAGACCGCGACCTCGGTCGTGCTCACCCACTCGCTGTCGCTGATGCTCGACTCGTAGAAGTACTCGGGCGCGCGCGGGCCGTTGTCGAGTTCCCACATCGCGATCCACGCCGTGTTCGCGCTGTTCCGCTGGTACACCCACCCGAGGTCGGTGCGGTACGCGAACTGCCCCGCGACGGGGTTGGTGGGGAACGACGTCGCCGCCTCGTTCGAGCGCACGGCGTTCGCCCGCTGGTTCAGTTCGCGGGCCAGCTTCGAAACGGCAACCTCGGGCTGCGCGTCGGACAGGGGGAAGGTGCTCATGGGGATCAGGAACGCAAGGGTGAAGGCCGCGCAGGCGGCCAGGGTGTTTCGGTTCATCGAATGCGTGTGATGTTCAGGTTGCCGAACGTGCCGTAGACAGTCGTGTTGCCCGTGGCGAAGAGGAAGTTGAACGCGAGCACGCGGATCTTCCAGGTCGCCAGGAGCCCGACGCTGACAACGGCGTGGAGGTTGGCCGAGGACGACGCAGCGCCGCTGACGATCGCCTTGCCGCCGGGCAGCGTGTTCCACGACGAGCCGTTGTAACGCTGGATGTCGATCTCGAACGTCGTCGCGTTTACGAAGAGCAGGGACAGGTTCGCCTCGATGTTGTACTCGCCGTCCTCCTCGACCGTCACCTCGCTGTTGCTCGTCGACGTCGAGTGCGTGAACTCCGGCGTGACCGTGCGCTGCTGGTTCCACGGGAACGCCGTGAACGTGCCGATATCCTGGTTCGCCGACTGGTGGACGTAGCACTTGCCTGCCGGGCCGACGAGATAGCCGCCCGCGATCGGCGTGTCGCCCTGCGCCCAGACGCGCGGGCTCGGTCCGTCCTGCGTCACGATCAGCTCGCCGTTCAGCGGCGTGATCGAGGTACGATCCGCGCTGTCGCCCGTGCGGTGCCGATGGATGACCTGGCCGTCGTAGTCGCGCCCGCCCATCAGAAGCTCCCCCCGAAGGTGACGACCTGCGCCGGCTCGGTGATGCGGAACGCGCCGCGCCAGACCTCGACGTTCCAGTCCTCGCTCGGTCGCTCGATCGAGATGCGGAACGCGAACGAGCGCCCGGTGTAGAGACCCGGCCGATACTCCTGCCAGTCGGTGCCCGGCGTCGCGGTGTCGCTGAACGCGATCTCCAGCGTCAGCTCGACGTCGCCCTGGTACTGCGTCGGGATGTCGGGGTAGTCCGACAGCGGGCCCTCGACCGACCAGTCGCGCACCGGCCCGCGTCCGCTGAACGGCTCGGTGAACTCCTGCAGGCTGATCGGGTGGATCTGCGAGCCCTCGATGTACCAGAACACCGCGACCTGCTGACGCGAGCCGAGGTCGTACTCGGGCGAGGTCCAGGTGCCGACCGTCGAGGTGCTCGCGTCCGTGAAGCGCAGCACCTCGTCGCCGTCGATCTGCGTCTCGTTCTCCAGCTCGCTGAGCGCCACGCTACCCGAGTCGCCGGTCACGCTGTTCCAGGGCCCGTCCTCGAACGAGTCCTCCTTCAGCGTCGTGCCCGGAGCCGTGAAGGTCGGTCGGCTGACGATCGCCTCGCTGAACTGCCCGTTCGCGTACTCGTGCCTGACGACCAGCTTCGGTGCCGTGCGGCTCTGGGAGGACGTCGGGAGGGAGAGCCAGGCGTCGGTGGGGCGGCTCCACTCGCCGGGGACGAGGGTCGCGATGTGCTGCCCGAGCTTCCAGCCGCCGGCGCGGACCTCGGTCCGAACGGGCCGCGCGCGCTCCGTCGAGGTCGGCTCGGTGACGCGGTAGAGCACGGAGGTCCCCGTCTGACGCGCCTCAAGGCCCCGTGGTGCGCTCGGGGCCGGTCCGCGGCCCGTGAGGACCACGCGGGCTTTGCGGGCCCTGAGCGGCCCCAGGGACGCTCCAGCGAGGCCCCTGTGGGACGCTGCCACCTCGACGACGTCGCCAGGGGCCCAGGAGCCGCCCGGGAGGGGGAACGTGCCCAGGTTGCTGCCGGCGGGGATGGTCCCGACGGCCGACCAGGGGAGGGGCTGCCCCACGCCGCCCCCCGAGGCCCGGCGGGCGAACACCTGGACGTCCCCGGCCGCGGCCGAGAGGTTGTCGCTGGGGGCCCGCTGGACGCTCACCAGGAGCCCCTCGGAGCCGGAGGTGCCGAAGCTCGACGGGCCCGCGGCCTCCTCGACCGCGACCGACTGCAGCGGGGGCGGCATCGAGACCTCGGACGGGTCGTACAGCTCCGAGCCGGACTCGTCGGGGAGGTCGGGGAACCCGGTCTCGTCGTAGACCTCGTCGTAGTAGGCCGCCGCCCGGATCTTGAACCGGAGGTCGATCGTCATCTCGACCGCGACGACCTGGAACTCGCGCGTCACCTCGTCGGTCGAGCCGATCGCCCAGTGCGCGTCGGCGAGCGCGACGCCGCCACCGCCCGAGGTGATGACCGCGTCCAGGGTGATCGTGTCGCCGGCCTCGTAGGAACCGGCCGCCGTCACGACGTTGGCGACGAAGATCGAGCCGTCCTGCGTCTGCAGCGCGGCCTTGTAGCTCTCGGTCGGCTGGAGCGTGACGGGCACGTCGAGCGTGAACGTCGTGCCGCCGGCGATCGCCGGGAGCCTGCCTGCGAATCCGAGCGCGGGGCGGGCAGCGGAGAGGAGGAAGACGTCACCAGGCTCGACCGCGAGCGCCTCGGCCAGCGTCTCGAACTCGACCCACTGGCGCGTGAGCTGGTTCGCGTTGATGGCGAAGCGACCCGCACGGCGGATCTCTGAGGGGCGTGTGACGACCGACGAGGAGAGCGCACGCGTCACGCGGCGATCGGTCGACGCGTTGTTCAGCCCCGTGTCGTCGACCGGTAGCGAGTCCGAGCGGTACTGCTTGTTCCGGTTCGGGAACGTGTAGCCGACCGAGTTGAACTCCTCGTCGGCCGCGATCGAGGACGTCGTCAGCGTACCCGGGATGATGTTCGCGTCGCTGAACATCTGCACCGGCTCGCGGATATTCTGGATCGCAACGGAGACGCGGTTGCCGACACGGAAGAGCGACGCGCGCCCGGCGTGCGCGACCTGCACGATGGCGTCCCACGCGCTCTGGTTCTCGGCGTCGAGCACAACGTCGGCTTCGTGCCGCGGCTCGACCGCAGTGCCCGCCGTGAACGTCGCCTCGGGCAGGAGGATCGACGGGCCGGGCGGATCGAGGATCGTCGGGTTGCCGATGTCGGCGAGGTCGAACTCGATCGACTGGATGTTCCCAGACGGATCGACGGAGAGTAGGTCGGCGGTGAAGTCGTTCGGCCACCCCTGCGCGACCTGGGCCGCGGGGATGCCTGAGACGGTCACCTGCGTCGTGCTGTTGTTCCAGCCGACCGGCACGGCCTTCACCGCCGGGTCGCTGTTGACGTTCGTCACCGTGAAGATCAGCCGGTTCGGCACGCCGGCGACCCAGCGCATCTCCGTGACGTAGCCCGATCCCGAGGGCGCCGGCGACCACACCTCGGACTGGTTGCTGACGTTGAAGGCGCAATGTTCCGCCCAGGCGAGGAACTTCGGCAGTACGGGCGACTGGTCGATCGAGAAGAACTGGTCGAGCCCGACGAGCGGGTTCGTCAGCATGTCGAGCGCGATCCACGCGTTGTTCCGCGTCCAGATCTTGTTGAAGACCGGCGCGTCTTCGTCGACGCCATCCCACACGTTGACGCGCAGGCCGCGCACCGGGATCGAGATGTTGGGCCGCAGGTTCGAGAGTTGGTCCTGCGCCGGCAGGCGGATCGAGACGACCGCGACCTTCGGGTAGGAGAACTCCGTCGTCGAGATCACCGACGCCGTCGAAAGCTCGACCTTGTCCGCGAGGTCGTCGGCGTTCTCGACCAGGTCCACCCGCTGCACCTCGATCGCGTACCGACCGCGAAGCGGGGACCCGGCGAACGGCTGCGCAGAACCGGTGAGGCCGCGCACGTTACCGATCCCGAGCGATCCGCCGATCGTGCTGTCGGGCCAATCTCCAGAGGACCAGCCGGCGCCGGCACCAAGGTTCGGGCCAAACGACGCGGTGTAGTACTGGAACGTGCCGCCCGTCGACGAGTTGTAGAACCGCATCGAGTGCCCGTTGCCCGAACGGTCGAGCAGGCGCTGCTGGCTGCCGCCGATGTCTTGGACGTCGGGCGTGTCCATCTCCCACCACGCCTCGACGTCCTCGTTCGCGAGATCGGGGATCGAGGCGCTGCTGTACTTGAAGAAGATGGCGTCGGACTCGATGACGTCGTTGTAGATCACGACGCGGTCGTAGATGCGGCGGCCGCTGTAGACCTTGAAGCGGATCCCCTGGCCGCCGACGGAGTTGATCACGACGGGCCCAGCGCCGGTGCTCGCAGCAGGAAGGTCGGCGTTCGCAGGCCACTTGAACTCGATCGTCGAGATCGTTTCGGCCTGCAGCGTGCCGTTCATGTAGATGCGCCCGCGGTTGTTGCCGCTGCCATCGAAGTCCCGCTCGTAGGTGATGAAGACCTGGACCTTCTCGTTGAAGCCGGAGGTCTGGCCGTTCACCTGCTCCTGGTAGTCGTCGGGGAGGAACGTCCCCTCCGGGCAGTCGACGATGAAGTCGCTCGCCTCGCATCGAACCCAGCCGGTGTCCTCACCGAGGCCGACGCCGTCGCCCCAGTAGAAACCGATCACCTTGTTCTGCCCCACCGAGCGATCGTAGATGCCGAGGCCAGTGAACGCCGCCGGGCCTGCGTTCGCGTCGGGATCCTGGCCCTGGAACGAGTTCAGCGCGCCAGCGAGATCGTCGGTGATGTGCATGAGCACCGACTCGAAGACGCCGGAGACGTTCGAGCCAGTCAGCTGCACCCACATCTCGATCGAGAGCTTCTCGACGTTCTGCCCCTCCAGCGGCCAGGTGGTGTCGAGGTCGCTGCCGGCGTTGTAGCCCTGCGTCACCCCGCTGGAGATGAACGAGTTGAAGAAGATGCCTTCGGGTACCAGGAGCGCCGGGCCGAGCGCAGGGTCGTACAGCGGCAGGAAGAACGACTCGCTGAACGGCGAGAGCAGCGCGCGCTCGACGTCGAACGCGATCCCATCCTCCGGCGAAGCCGAACCGCCGGGGAAGTAGTCGCCGGTCGGAGACCCGCCGCCATCGAGCGCGCGGTACCGGATCTGCAGCTCGACCTTCTCCGCGAGAAGCGAAGCGCCGCCCTGCTTGTAGAGGCCGAGGGGGAAGCCGAAGTTCAGCAGCACGCCGTCGCCCGCCTCGGGCATCGTGTACGTGACTGCGTTCGTCCAGTCGGTCACCGCCGCGAGGCCGTCGTCGATGTGGTTGTTCGTCAGCGGCAGGCCGATCTCCGAGATGACCGCGGTCGTGGGAGCGCCGGGGATCGGCTCCTGATCCGGCGTGCCCATCCGCACGTCCAGCTCGACGCCCTCGTACTCGGTGATCGGGTTCTCGTTGATCAGGATCGACTTCGGCAGCTTGCTGCCGGCGATGTTGTCGCGGTCCTCCGTGATGCCAGCGATCGACTCGACCTCGCCCCAGGAGAGCGCGAGCGTCAGCGTGAGGAACTGCTGCGGCTGCGGGGATCCGGTCGCCACGACGCGCTGCCCGATCACGATGCCCCCGACGGCTCGCTCGCCGTAGATGACGGGGAGCGGGACGCCGACCCCGGAGTAGAGCGTTCGCGTTCCGCCGAACGTGAACGACTCCGAGGGCTTCGAGTCGTCGCCGATCGCCTTCGGCGGGTCGGGCTTGCCGATCAGCTTCGAGACCAGCGCGCCGACCGCCGCGTAGATCGCGATCTCGATCGCCTTCGTGAAGAGCCAGGTCACGGCCGACACCGGGTCGCCGGGCGACTCGATGCACATCACGACGTCGCCGGGGAGGACGTCCTCGTCGGGCTCGGCGATGCGTCCACCGATTCGGAAGATTGCCTTCGCGTGATCGGCGGTCGGGTGGAGGTCGGCGACCTTGAGTCCCTCGCGCCACGAGACGATGTCACGCTCGATCTCGACGTCGAACCAGTTCCGCGGCCTGACTGCGACAACGTGCTTCATCCCTGGTCTCCGACGAAGCGGTAGATCCCCATCACCTGCGGCGTGCGATCGAGGTGCTGGATGAACGGGTAGCCGGCCTTGCGCGAGGTGGTGATGACCTTCGCGAACGGCTCGGTCGAGATGACCACCGAGAGGTGGTGCCGCCCGAACTCCTGCGAGCCAGCGGAGAGGACGACGTCGCCGATCTGGGCATCCTCGACGAGCTGCCAGCGATGCCCCTGCGTCTGCAGGTAGCGATCGACGAGGCGCTCCAGTTCCGCGGTGCCGATGTCCTTGCTCGACATCCAGAGGTCGCTTTCGCGGACGTCGATGTCGAAGAACTCGGTCAGGACCCGGTAGGCGAGCTGCCCGCAGTGCAGCTCCCGCCAGGGAATCTCCATCAGGTCCTTGAAGTCGCGCGAGGTCATTGTCCAGCCAGCGGGAGTCCAGGGAACAGCCCGATCCGCTTCGGGTGATCCTGCGGACGGCCGTCCGCCACCTCAAGGGCGCCGCGGGCCTCGCACTCGGGGATCGTCTTCCCGCAGGCGCCCAGCGTGGCCTGCCCGGGGTCGAGCCCGGCGATATCGAAGCCGCAGCCGTCGTCGCCGTAGTTGTGCCAGCAGCCCGTACGCGAGACGCGGAACTGGGGCGCGGTGACGTTGTTGAGGGCGAAGCTCGACAGGTTGAACGTGATCGTCGAGTTGTTCTCCGACGCGGAGCGGATCTGCACCGGGAATTCCATCTTGGCGTCGGCGTTGTCCAGCGACGCGGCGTTGACGAGCGTCAGCTTCGCGTCGCGCCCGACGAGGTAGTCGTTGTTCAGCAGGATCGCGAGCACCTCCCGCGTCACGTTCCCGATCGTCAGCGGCAGCGACGGGAGCGAGCCCTCCGTGTCGATGCGCACGTCACCGAACGAGAACGGCGCGGGGTAGAACTTCTGCGGGATGCCGGTGTTGTCGGCGTCGAACTCGACGACCTTCGTGTAGTTGCAGATGCGCAGCGGCTTGATCGGCGTCGTCGGAACGCTCGTCTCGACCAGCCACACCCACGGGTACTGCTGGAACCGCTCGTCCTTCGCGAGCCGGAACTCTTCGGGGATGTCTCTCATGCCAAGTCCGTCCAGGTCGAGCCGTACTGCGCGGCGAAGTAGCTCCCGATGCCGTTGATCTCGTCGTCGGTGAGGCCGCGCGAGAAGGCGGCGACCTCCTGCAGGAACAGCCGCGTGCCGATGTCGGCGTCAGGCGAGAGCGCGGTGCCCTCCGAGGTCGACGACTGGAAGATCGACTGGAAGAGGGGAACCGCCAGCGGCAGCGCCGGAATGGACGCCGAGGTCGAGGCCACTGCCGCGCCGCCGCCGTCGTAGATCCGAATCGGCGAGTTCGGCTGCCAGCGCACGACGATCGTCTTCGCTGCCGTGGAGCCGCCGAGGTCGTAGCCAGAGAGCGCACCCCCCGCGATCACGACACCGGGCACCGCGTAGAACTGCGACGTCGTCCAGCCGACGCGGCAGATCTCGTTCCCGCTGGGGTCGGCGAGCCGGAGGATGTGCTCGCTCGCGCCGTAGCCCGACGTCGGCGGGATGATGTGTGCGATGAACGTGAACCCCGACTCGCCCCACCACGGCAGGACGTAGAAGTTCAGGTTCGGATTCGCGAGGTAGTAGACGTCGTTCTCGCGCGACTCGATCGTGCGCTTGCCGTTGATGACCGCCGTCGACGCGAACTCGACGAGCCCCCAGCGCGGGGTGCCGTTGCCCACCGAGTCCGAGAAGGCCGCGCTGAGGTGACGACCGACCGAGCCGTCCGTCGGGGAGGGGTACTGCGCGTCGGCGTTCGACCAGCGATCGACGGGACCGAGGAGCGAGGTGAACGTCTTCGTCTTGTCGTCGGGGACCGCGTCGGGCGTCGGCGAGATCGTGAAGCAGTTCGTCTGCGCCGAGCACCAGAAGAGGCGACCGGGCGCCTGCGCCGGCGTGAGGAGCGCGGGCGGGCTGTCCACGTAGTCGAGCCGCTCGATCAGGTCGAAGGTAACCTGCGTCTGCCCGGGGACGATCGGCGTCGCGGTGAACTGCGGGCGGCCGAACGAGAAGGTCCCCTGCGCTTCGTCCGGCGGCGTCCAGAGGAACGGGATCTCGCTCGCGCGGTGGTCGTTGAAGAACGTGCGGAACGCCGTCAGCTCCGAGTCGGAGAGCAGGAACGACACGCTCTCGAACCCGCGCCGCGAGACCTCCCCGCGCAGCTTGCGCACGGGGTGGGACGACTCGTACCGGGCGACGTCGATGTGCGCGAGCTGCGCGCGGCGCAGCGGCTGCAGCGGAGCGTTCCCGGTCCCGACGCCGTCCGTCAGGTTCCCGGTGACCCCGCTGACCTCCGACCGCAGGACGATCGAGTCGCCCTCGATCGCGAAGGTCAGGTTGTCGAGGGGGCCCTGGGCCCAGGTGTCGATGTCGGTCGCGCCGGTCCCGCCGGGCGTGAGGATGTGGAACCCCTCCAGCTTGCCCGACGCGATCCGGTTGGTGCTCGCGTCGCGGATCGTCCCCGCGCTGTCCGCGAACACGTTGTCGGCGGCCGTCTCGGCGACGAGCACGATCTGCGTCCCGCCGAGGTAGGCCGCGAGCGTGCTGGCCGAGTCGGGCTGCCCGGAATTCGAGCGGCTCACCTGCAGCTGGACGACGTACTGGGTCGAGAGGGCCAGCGTGATCGACGCCTGCGCCAGCAGGGTCTCGGCCCCGGAGTTGACCCGGTAGAGCAGCGCGACGGCGTCGGGGGCCGGGCGGACGTCCAGGCGGTAGCCCGTGAAGGTCCCGTCGGCCGCCAGCGCGCCCCGCACGAAGGGCCCGGCCGTGGTGTTCACGTCGGCCAGCTCGACCGTCACGGCCCGGTTCTGGTTCCGGTCGTCGTCGACGGGGCGCTGGGAGGCGCTGTACGCCCGCGTACGGGCCGCGGCGCTGATCCCGGTCGTCGTCGCCGCAGACCCCTCGAAAGCCCAGGAGACGCCAGGAGAGACGCCGTGCGTGGCCGGGAAGTACCCGCCGAGGGTCGCGACCTGGCTCTGAGCCGCCTCGAAGTCGATCAGGAGTCCCAGGGACGGGAAGTCGATCCCCGTCCCGACCCCGGAGAGGCTGGTCGCGGCGAGGTGCTGCAGGGCCGCGGCGTCCAGCTCCAGCCAGTAGAGCCGGAGGTCGTCGACGCGCCCGTCGAGGAAGTTCGCGGTCGTGGCGCCGGCCGTGCCGTTCCAGCCCACCCGGGTCTCGGTCGCGCCGCGGATCTCCGGGTCCTCGGTCATCGCGCGCTCCACCTGCAGGGTCCCGTTCAGGTAGAAGCGCACCCGGTCGTTCGCCGAGCTGAGGGTCCAGGCCAGGTGCGCCGTCGTCGAGAGGATCGACGCCTCGGCGATGTCGGCGGTCTCGTAGGTGGTCCCCGACGAGGTCCCCGTGCCGCTGACGATCGCGTACATGCGGAACGTGTTCGCCGCGCCGCCCGGAGTCAGCCCGAGCGTAAACCCGATCGACTGCCCGTTGCCGAGCGAGAGGAAGTCGTCCCAGAGCACGTTGCCCGCGGCGTTCGCGTCGAGGTTCGTGCGGCACGCCCAGGTGAACAGGGTCGCCGAGCGCAGCGGGATCGCGCCGACGTAGCCGGCGTCGCTCAGGTCGATCGAGAGGTAGTCGCTCGTCGCCGGCGTCAGGTTCATCGACGAGCCCGGAGACGCGGTCGGCGTCTGCGTGACCTCCTCGGCAGCGGTGTCGCGGCGCAGCATCACGCTCGCGTCCTGCTCGACACTGAACAGGTCGTGCGTCCAGTCGCCCTGCACCGAGGTCGCCGGGTCCGACCACGCGTCAGTGAAGGGGCGCCCGAGGTTGATCGCCGCACGCTTGAAGCCGTCGGCGAACAGGATCGTTTCCGCCTCGGTGCGCACCGTGAAGTTCGAGATCGCCGTCACGATCCGCGTCGCGCCGGAGTCGTACTCGCGCTCGCGCTCGATCAGGAACCCGCAGCGGCCAGCCGAAGTGAGCTTCGAGCCCGAGCTGTCGGTGTGCGAGAGCAGCTCCGTCCAGTCGTCCTCGATGTCCAGGATGCCGACCGAGGCGCCGGGAAGCTGGAAGCCGCCGACCGGGCGCGACGGCTTCTTCGGCGTGACGTCGTAGGCCGCGAGGTTCTGCACCTGCGCGGACAGCTCGACGTCGCCTGAGACGTTCGTCACGCAGTCGAGGCGCAGCCGCAGCGCCTTGCTGACGAGCGTCGGAGCGATCAGCGTGAGCGACTTCGTCGCGAGCGTCGTCTCAGTCCCGCCGCTCCACCGCGCGATCGTCAGGTCGTACGCATCGGTGCCGGTCCGCGTGAGCAGCGCGGCGTAGGCGCTTCCATCGACGTAGTGGACGAACTCGGTCCCGTCGTCGGTCAGGGTGCCGCCAGTAGCGCGAGCGAAGACGCCCAGCTCGTACCCGTGATCCTGGGTCGCAACACCCTGACGCGCAGTGAACTTGAAGGCCGCCCGGACAGAGCAGTCGGCCTGAAACGACTGCCGGCGCATGAACGCGACGGGCACGTCGTCGTTCGTCGCGATGTCCTCTTCGCCGATCGCCCACGCGCGCCCCGGACCGACCGCGCCGCTGCGAACGAGGAGCCCAGCGTCCACGCCGCTCTTCGGCTCCCAGCCCAAGTACCCGAGCAAGAAGGTTCCGTAGGGATCGGAACCAGCGTTGCCGTAGTCGAAGGAGTCGTCGGAGGGGATGACGTGCATGGCTCATGCGCTGTTCGCGACACTCCGAACCTCGGCGCGGAGCCCCGGGCTCGCCCCACGAATCCCGTCGGCGACGATGCCGGTGAGCAGATCTCGCGTGGAGCTGCGCACGAGCTGATCGTTGAACGATGCGGCGTCCGTCGCGCTGACGTCGAAGCGGAAGTTGTAGATCGGCGCCGAGTCGCCGCCCGCGGCTTGCTCCGGGAAGCCGCCACGGAAGTCGACGGGGATGCCCTGCGCGTCGCCGGGGATCGGCACGAACGCCTCGCCCTTGAACGCGGGCGACTGGTCGCCGAACAGGGCGACGGTTGGGTCACGCACGACCCCGCCGGTCGGGAACGCGCCGAAACTGATCGGCTTCCCGCCGCTCGTGAGCGTGCCACCCTGCGAGAACGAGAGCGTCCCACCCTCGCTGAACCCGAGCCCCGTGAAGATCGAAGATGTCAGCTGTTGCGCGGCGACGCGTGCAAGGGAGCGAATCGCCGTGTTCGCGAAGTCCTCGAAGCCGCGCTCGCCGTCGGAGAGGTTGACGAGGAGGCCCTCGAACGAGTCCTGCGCGACCGCGGAGAACTCGTCGATTGCGTCCTTCGTCTCCTCGACGCTCTTCTTCGTCTCCTCGGTGTCGCCCTCGACCTTGACCTCCACCTTCACCGGCGGCGCCTCGGCCTCGATCTGCATGACCGTCTCCTTGACCTCCTCCGGCATCGGCGGAAGCACCTCGACGGGGATCTCGGCCGGGTTCGCGATCTCGACCGCGGCCTCCCACAACTTGTCGATCGCGTTCGCCAACTCCTCGGCGTTGCCCTCGCCGGTGAGCGGGCCGAGCGACGTGTCGCCGAAGCCGAGCAGATCGTCGATACCGAGCGCGCCGGTGCCGTCGGGGCGCGCGCCGAGGATGCGCTCGACGGCGTCGCGCTGGATCTCGCCCAGTCGCTCGCCGGCGTCCTTCGCGGTCGCCTCGGCAGCGGTGAGCAGGTTGTCGACGTCCTCGGTGAAGCCCTCGGCGATGTTCGACGCGCTTCCGCGGATCACGGCCGCAGCACCGCTCGCCGCGAACGAGAGATCCTTGTCGAAGAACGCGACGAAGCGCGCGGCGCCGTCGAGGATGTCGGCGAAGCCCTCGATCCCCTCCCGCACGAAGAACGAGAAGGCCGCCTGCAGGGGCTCGAAGCCGCTGCGCGCGAGGCCCAGCAGCTGCTCCTGGATCGGGAGGATCGTCCCCTGGAAGGCCGTGAAGCCCAGGATCAGCGAGTCGACGCCGACCTGGAGTGCGTTGAAGACGATCGCGCCGGTCTGGCCCAGCGCACTGAAGATCGGCCCGGCGTCGGCGACTGTGTCCGTGAAGCGCTTCACGCCCTCGCCGACGTCCTCGGCGATCTCGAAGAATCCCTCGAAGTCGTCGGAGAGCCCGCTGATGTTCTCGGTCAGCGTGTCGGCGTCCTGCCCCGTCTGCAGGAAGCCCTCGGCCGCAGCGAAGGCGGCCTTGAGGATGATCTCGAACGCCTCGGCACCGGCGGTCAGGCCGATCGTGACCAGGTCGACGATCTCGTCCAGGCCACCCAGGTCCGTCACCAACTCGTTCACCAGCTCGATCAGCTGGCCGCCCAGCTCGACGCGGACCTCCTCGAAGGCCGCCTGCAGGCGCTTGACGCGGTTCTCGAACGACTCCGCGGTGCGAGCCGCGTCGCCCTGCGCGTCGGTCGTGGAGCGCAACGTGATCGCGACACGGGCGTACGCTTTCTCGGCCTCGGTCGCAGCCTTGACGCCGCCCTCGATCCCCTGCGCGAGCAGCTCCTGGTTGAGAGTCTCCTGGGTGATCACGACGCCGAACTGTCGCAGCGTCTCCGTGTTGCCGACGATCGCCGACTGCAGGGCCTTGATGACTTCGGCGTCCGCGCGGTTGTTGAACGAGCCCAGGTCGACGCCGAGCTGCACGAGCGTCTCAGAAAGCTCCAGCGCCTCGTCGCGCGCGAAGCCCAGCGGGACGAACGTGTCCTGCAGCGTCGAGAAGAAGTCGGTCAGCGCGAAGCGCGAGCGGCCAGTCTCGTCGGCGATGCGCTGCACCGCGTCGGTCGCCTCCTCGGTGACACCGCGGAACACGACGTCGAACTTCGATTGCGCCTCCTCGGCGTCGCTGGCCTGGCTCAGGAGGTCGGTGCCGAGCGAGAACGCCGCCCGCCCGCCGGCAGCGGCAGCGAGACCGACGCCGAGCCCGAGGAACGCACCACGGAGGCTCGTCGCGGCCTTCGTCACGCTCGACGTGCTCCGACGCACGCGGTTCATCGTGCGGTCGGTCGTCTGACCGAACTTCCGCACCTCGCGACCGGCGTCCTCGAAGGCATCCTCGATCTTGTCGCCGGCGCGCTTGCCCGCGGTACCGATCTGCTTGAAGTCGCCGACGAGGCCCTGGTCCTCGCTGCGGAAGGAGACGACGAATTCGCTGCGGTCGGTCATCGGTGCTTCGCCTGCGCGGCCCTGCGCGCGCTCTCAGCCTCGCGCTGCGCCGACTCGCGCTGCGCCTCACGGATTCGACCCACCTCGCTCCGGTACAGCTTCACCGCCTCGTAGAGCGAGTTCGGCTGGTCCTGCCAGGGCTTCCCGTCAGGCCACTCGCCCCACGCCGTCAGGTTCTCGGCGACCTCGGCGACCATCATGCCGAAGTCGTCGGTCTGCGAAGACGGGCAGCGGTACCAGCCCTGGGAGCCGGAGCCGCCGCACGTCTCGCAGTCGTCGCGGGTGTTGTGGCACTCGGTACACGTCGACCGGAAGACCTCGCTGACGGCCGGTCGATCGCATCCCCAGCGCTCGCGCAGCGCGGCGCGACTAGGACGACGGCACACGGTGCAGTCCGGCGCGCCGTCGTCGAGCCGATGCACGCGATGCGCCGCCGCGATCACTTTTCCCCCTGGTCGCCTCGCAGTCGCGCCTCGGCGAAGACGTGCAGGCCGAACTCGGCGACGTCGGCAGCGGGGAGCAGGTCGAGGTCGCCGGGGATCTCGATCGGCCTCACGCTCCCGTCGTCCTCCTCGATCTCGGCGTTGCGGATCTCCTCGGTCACGATCTCGACCACCTCGTAGGCGGTGTCGATCGTGAACTGGAACTCGCCTTTCTCGCGAAGAACGATCTCCGACACGGCGGAGAACTCCGCACGCCGAAGCTCCCGATAGACGAACGTCAGCGGCTCGTCGATCGGCTCGCGCACGGGATCGATGACCTCGTGCGTCGGGTTGCCATCCTCGTCGAGAACGGGCTCGCCGTCGTCGTCGAGGATGGGCTCGATGCGTCCGGGTTCGACGACGCGCTTCTGCGACGTCGGGATGAACTCGTGGAGCTTCGGCTTCCGGGTGATGCGCTGCATGGGTACGGCCCCTTTCGGCTAGGTTGGATCAGATGGCGTCCACGACCGCGCGGTCGTAGTTGCAGATGGCGATCTCGGCGTCCTCCACCGAGTCGTACGAGTTGATCTGGACGGTCGCGTCGTAGGTGATCAGTCCGTCCCGATCGCCGGCGTTGAGCGCCTCGTACTGGCAGACGTCCATCGAGATCAGCCAGGCGTCGACGCCCGAGCCGCTCGTGAAGTTGCCGAAGCGCAGCTGCATGTCGAACGTCGTCGCGTTCTTCGCCTTCGTGTAGGCGCCGGAGACGATCTCCTGCACCTGCTCGGGGTCCATCGTCAGCGTCGGCGTGCGATCGGTGATGATGAAGCCCTCCAGGCCTGCGGCGTTGTTTTGACAGGTCCGACGCACGAGGGTCTGCCCCATGTCGATCGTGATCTGCGACGCGCACGGGAGCCAGGTCCGGTTGACGCGGAACTCGGTGCCGAGGAACGTCGGAACGGCGGCCTGCGTCGCACCGCCGGTCGAGAGGTTCGCCTCGTCGGCGACAGCGTTGTAGGCGCCCTGCAGGTTGACGTCCATCGTGGGGAAGCCACCCGTGGGCAGGTTGAAGGTGTTCGAGCCCCGGCAGCCGGCGAACGTCTTCGAGATACCGTCCTCGAAGAACTTCGCGGTGAGCGACTGACCCTGCACCAGCTCGACGGCCGTGGTCGCCTGCGTCGCGCCGGAGTCGACGCCGGTGATGTCGGCAGGCGGCGCAGCTTCGATCGCGAACGGGAACGACGAGTCGTACGTCTGGATGTCGACGTACGCCGAGCCGCCCGAGCCGCCGGTCGCCACGACGCGGCCGTAAGCCACGTCGAGCGCGGTCGCCGCGCTGGTCGTGTCGATCAGCTGGAAGACGTTCTCGCCGACCGTGAACGTGCCGGTGATGGCGCCGGTCGCACGCAGGATCTTCTGCGACGTCGGGACGTAGGCCGTGCCCACACGCGTCGGGGTCTGCGACGAGAGGCCGAGCACCGGAGCCGCGAGCGAGTGCGAGACGCCGACCGCGAGGTTCGGGTTCAGGCACGTCAGCGACGTGTCGGACGAGGTGAGGGCGCCGGTGAGCTGCTCGAAGAAGAGGATGTCGGCGTGCGTGTTCTTGTCGCCGCCGGCGTCGTCGAACGTGTCCTTCTTCATCGTCGCCATGACGCGGACGGTGTCCGTGCCCGACGCGTTGTTGTCGCCGGTGAGGATGTCGCCGACGACGACGCGGTCGCCCGTGAACGACGCGATCTCGACCGCGTAGAGATCGACCTCGCGGAACCCGCACGCCTTCATCGAGACACCGATGGCCGGGGCGATGGTCGGGTCGCCGGCGAGGTTGCCCGCGAACTCCTGCTGGTAGGAGAGCGCGGCGTCCTGGATGCCGGTCAGCGAAGCGAGCTTCGAGAACGTGCCGCGCAGCACCGGGCGACGGACGTTGTTCAGGTTGATGGTGGGGTTCGGAGAGAGAACCGTGACCAGCTCGGAAGACGTGATCGTCTCGGGCGTGCCCTCGACGGCTTCGATCTTCAGCCCGAGCTGCTTCCGTTGAGTGAGAAGAACCATGAGTCGGTCGGGGCTAGGGGATCAGAGTGAAAGAGTCTTGGATGGGCGTTCGGAAGTAGATCCGAATCACCATCAGGAAGCCGGCCCTCGGGTCGCTCTCGTCTCCGTAGATGCGGAACGTCGAGTCGATCTTGACCTGTCTGGAGAGGCTGCCCAGCACCGCCGGCAGCTCGGAAAACAGGCGGTCGCGGATGTCGCCGCAGAGCTGGCCGGCCAGCCCCTTCTTGTCGAGGGTGCTCTCGATGAACCCTTCGAGCAGGCAGCGCATCCAGTACGCGTTGTAGTCGGCAAATGAGTCCTGGTCCTCGTCCGTCCCGATCTCGCTGATCGCGATCGCGGGGTAGGAGTAGATGTTCTCGGGCATCTTCTCCTCGAACTCGACCACGCCGATGTCGGTCTTGTAGCCGTTCGCGACGGTGATGTCTTCGAGCGCGGTCTTCAGCTCCTGGAGCACCTGCTCGGCGGCGGTAGCGGTCGCCATCAGAGCACCTCGTCCAGTTGGATCCGAAACGAGTGCCCGAGGTCCGGGTTCTCGCGCGTCGGCAGGCCGTCGGGGAAGGTGAGGAACACGCTGATCTCGCTCTCGCCGGGAGGCGTCCAGCGAAGCGGGAGCACGCCGTACCCGGAGCGTTCGTGCAGGTCGAGGAGTCGATCGCGCGCGACGACCGTGTCGAAGGTGACCTCCCACGACCACGAGCGCTCGACGCGGCCCGAGAAGGCGCGCGCCTGCACGACCAGGTCGCCCGAGTTCGTCGACTCGGCCTGCATCGAGCCGGTCTCGGTGAAGCCCTCGAAGGGGAGCAGGACGTCGAGGACGTCGACGGTGGCGAACGAGGTCATGCTACGAACGCCTTCCTCGCCGCCCGGTCGAGCGCGGCGAGCGTCTCGCGCCGGAGGTTGTTCTTCAGCACGCTGCGCATCGTGTCGCGCATGCCGAGCCGCGGCGGGATGTCGACGGTCTTCTGGAGCTTGAAGAGCAGCTGCAGGCCGTCGCCCGAGCGCCGCACGATGAACAGGCGCCCGTCGGCGGCCTTCAGGACGAAGGAGTCGGGCCGGAACGCCGACGTCGGCCGCGCCTCGGCAGTGCCCTCAAACGCCGCCTGCAGCGGGATCGCGAGGTACTGGCTGCGGGTCGGGCGGATCGTCGGCAGCGTGCCGCCGGCGCCGCGCGTGCCCAGCTCGTGGACACCGGCGTAGTTGGTCTGCCCCGGCATGCGCGAGCCGAACGCCAGCTCCTTGCCTTCGAGCTTCCCGCCCTTGCCGTTCAGGTTGAAGAAGAACGAGCGTGCGAGACGGCCGGTTCGCCAGCGGACCTTGGTCCGCGAACGGTTGCGCGAGTCGCGACTCAGCCGGCCGGCCATGCCGCGGAGCCAGCGCGCGCCGAGCTTGTTCAGCGCGGTGTCGAACTCCTCGGGGAAGATGCGAGCGAACGCGCGAACCCGCCGATCGAAGTCGTCGGCGTTGGTCTTGACCTCGACCACCTAGAAGACCCCCTCTTCGCCCATCCACGTCGGGCGGAACGAGTCGAGTACCTCGCGCGTCGAGTCGAGCCAGTTCAGCTCGCCCTCGCCCTCCGTGCTCTGCTTGCCACGACGAGACGTCGCGCGCTTCACGCCGGGCGACATGCGCCGGTTGAACTCGTGCAGCACCTGGCGCCGGGCGGCGAACTCCAGGTCGGGGTACGTGGCCTGCAGGGTGGCCGCGTCGGCGGCCATCCCGCCGGTGTAGATCACCTGCAGGACGTTCGGGCCAGCAAGCAGCGAGGAGACGAAGTAGATCTCGCCCGACTCCGCGTCGAGCGAGTACGTGTCGTCGCTCATCGCGTCGCCGGTGAAGTTCCGAAGGAGGTCGTTGCGGATCTCGAAGGTCTGCCCCGTGTCGACCGCCGGGTTGCGGAGGAAGATCGACCGCGTACGCATGCCGATCGAGTACAGCTCGGTGCGCGCCGCGGTCGCGAACTCCCGCCCGATGTAGCTCTGCGCTCGCTCCGACACAGCCGTGATCAACGCACCGACGATCGCGTCGAAGTCGGTATCCGAGGATCCGGTCTCCTTCGCGAGCACCTTGACGTTGGCCAGCGTGGTCAGAGCGAGTGCGGGCATCAGCAGAGTTCCTCGGGGCAGGGGATGTCGGCGGCACGGAACTTCGCGGCGACGACCTCGGTCGAGTCGGCGACGAAGACCCTCTTGCCGTCACGCATGCGCAGGGTCGTGCCGCCGGCATGCTCGCCGCGGAAAAGCCCCGAGGATCGCTGGATCGACACGACGTCCTTCGCCGCGACCTCTACCTCGAAGCGAAGTAGGGTCGTCTCCAGGCGCACCTTGCGGGCACGCTCGCGCTCGATCTCGTCGGCGACCTTCTGCGGCACGAAGATGCTCACAGCTCGTCCTGCTCCGGGATCTCGCCGAGGATCTTCTCGGCGTTCGCCTTCGCCTCTGCGGCCTCCTTGAGCTTGCGCTCGCGGGCCGCCGCCATCGACTGCTTCTCCAGCGCGGTCATGAACGCCGGGCCGGCCTTCTTGCGGTAGTGCTGCGGCCAGTTCGACGGCGGGTCCGGCGTCGCCGTGTCGTCGCGGACCAGCATCGCCGGCACCATGCCCGGCTGGTCCTCGCGGAAGTAGTACTGGATGAACGGGTCGTCGCCGCGCACCGCGTAGCCCTCGGTGCCTCGCAGCTCGCCGCCGCGCTCCCAGTAGATCGCGCCGTGCTTCTTGACGACGTAGATCGGGACGACCTCGCCATCCGCCTTCGTCTCGGCCTGCGGCTCTTCCGTGACGACGCCGGCCTGGGCCTGCTCCGTTTTCTCGACGATCTCGTGCGCCTGTGCGCGTCCTCGCTTGCGGGTCATGGGTGGCCCCCTTGGGTTTCAGGTTCAGGAGAGATCCGGGAACGACAGCTCGCCGCTCCCGGTGATGAAGAGATCGCGCGTGTCGTCCAGGTCGTTCTTCGCGTAGATCGGCCCGATCGGCATCGCCGTCGCCGCGTAGTACTGGTTCCCGTTCGCCTCGTGGCTCGCCGAGAGGTAGCGCTTCACGTTCTTCGCGTCGATGAGGAACGTCAGCGGACGCGGGAAGCCGAGGCCGGCCGTCGACACGCGGAAGAAGCCCCAGCCCCCGACGTCGTCGTCGAGGAATTCGTGCGTGTCGCTATCCGCCGCGTCGCCGTGCTTGATGCGGAACTGCGACTGGGCCCCCGCGCCACCCGCGCGAGGCGAGTGCCAGACCGTGACGATCGCGCCGCGGTAGCCGTTGAGGTCGAGCACCGACGGCGCCGGGTCACCGGCAGCGCCCGCGAGCGTGTCGGCGTCGAGCCCGAACACCTTGTCCGTCGCCGGGTCGGTCGAGTTGTTCCAGAACTGCGGCTGGATCAGCATGACCGGCGGCCCGACGATCGTTCGAATCGACTTGTTGGAAGCGCCCATGTCGGTGCTCTAGGGGATCTTCGTGGAGATGGGGAAGGAGCGATCGCCCGAGCTGTAGAGGTCGAGCAGGTCGTCCGAGTCGAAGTCGATCTGGGAGCGCGATCCCTTCGGCCCGATCGGGATCGCGTAGACGCCGAGGAGGCAGCCGGCGGCCGTGCCCGCGACGGTGACCTCGACGGAGAGGTGCGACATGATCCGGCGCGTGTCGATGAAGACGTTGCGCATCACGGTCGTACCCGGAGCGCCGGCGCCCTTGCCGTTGACGTAGAATCCCCATCCCGTGCCGAACGGGTCGTGGGTCACGAAGTCGGGGCAGGGCCCGTGGTGGGGGATGATCGAGACGGCGGGCGTACCCGAACCGCTCGGCCGCGAGACGACGCACTGCATCACGATCCCGCGGTAGTCGGAGACGTCGACGATGCCCGAGCCTTCCCGCGACGTACCCAGGCCGGCGTCGAACGCTCCGGTGTAGGTCGACGGCGTCGGGTTGTAGGTCCCGTTCGGGTAGGCGAGCAGAGGCAGCAGGTCGAAGGCTTCGCCCACCTGCGCGTCGATCGAGTTCTGCGTGGCTCCCATGTCGTCGTCTGGTCGTCTGGTTCAGGGGAAGGGGAGCGACGCCGGCCATGTCCAACCGGCGCCGCTCCGAAGGAGGAGAGTCGTTCTAGGCCGAGAGGATCAGCTCGGTCGAGTCGTGGTTCGGCTTGTACTGCGAACCGAACGGCAGCGAGGCGACGGCGAAGGCGACGTTGGCCGTCGCGTCCACGATCGCCAGGCGCACGTACCGCTCGCAGTGCTTCGCGTCGACGCGGACCATGAAGATCCCCGTCGCCGTGATCTGCGTCGTGTACGCGATGTTGTTGCCGTCGCCGTCCGTGGCCGTGGCCGCGGACGAGAAGCCCGAGTTGTCGTCGGTCTGCACGGTGATCGAATCGACCGTGCCCGAGGTGTTGATGTCCGTCAGGTCGAAGATCCACAGGCAGCCCGAGCTGTCCTGCAGGTCCACGGCTGCGGTGGTGGTGGTACCGGCGGCGTCCGACGTCGTCTTGATGTCGATCGACGGAAGCGCCGAGTGGTTGATGTGGCTGTCGAGGTTGTTGGCCGTCATGGCTTTGTCCTTGTCGTTCGAGTCTGTTCGAGCGGGTTCGTTCTCGGCTACGGCCTAGGCCGTGGCGTCGAAGTTGGTCGCCTGGACGAAGGACTCTTCGTGCATCACGCCGACGTCCGCGGCGAGGTGCGCGCGGATGTAGGTCTGACGCTTGAAGAACGCGTTGCCGGCGTGCATCGAGCTGTCGAGGACCATCGTCCCCCACTGCCCGACCATCGCGTCGGCCCAGTTGCCGAAGATGAAGTCGGCCGGGTCGCCGTTGGCGAGCTGCGTCGAGGTCAGCAGGCGGTAGCCGTAGAGCTGACGCTCGCCGGTCTCGTTCGGGTCGCCGAACTTGAACAGCGGGTGGCCGTCCGTGTCCTTGACCTCGCGGAAGTAGCCGAGCACCTGCGGGTGCGCAGCCCAGCCCAGTTCGCCTTCGAGGGCGTTCGAGGTGTCCACCGTCTCCATCATGATCGACAGCTTGTCGGTGATGTTCTGGATGGTGGACGCGTCGCCCTTCTCCGCGGCGGCCGGGACGGTGTCCCAGTCGAGCGTCGGGACCGACGGGACGTTCTGGATGCCGAGCGGCTCGCCGCTGGCACCGGTGCCCTTGAAGACCGCGAGGTCGAGCTTCAGGGCCATGATCCGCGCGAGGTGGTTGCGCAACATCGCCTCGAAGCCGCCGGCGCTCATGCGGAGCAGGCGGTTCGACATCGGGACGAGAGCCGCCAGGTCGTGCGGCTCCATGCTCACCTGACCGAGTTCGATGTCGGTCTCGGTCGGCGCGGTGTTCTCGCCGACCCAGTACGCCTGCGCGGCGCGGGTGATCTTCGGCCAGACCACGGGCGAGCCGGAGAAGCCGGTCTCGAAGCGGACGCCGAGCTGCGCCGCGATCGAACGCGCGAGCAGGATCGGGATGAAGTCCGCCATGAACTGCTCGGGAACGGCGAAGCCACCCTCGATGTCGACGTCGGCGCTCTGCGCCTTCTTCGTCGCCTCCATCAGGATGTCACGCTCGGGCCAGAGCGACTTCTCGCCGGCGAGGTCGCCGTACGGGGTCTTGTCGTAGTTGAAGTCGGTGTGCCAGCCGACGAGCCCGCGGTGCAGGTTGAACTGCTTGTCCGGGTTGTCGGTCTTGAAGGCGTCGTCGGCGCCCTCGACGTACGAGGCGCCGTGGTGGGCGTTCGACTTGAGGCGCTCGGAGATCGCGTCGAGGCCCTCCTTGAGCTGCATGTAGCGCTGCTCCAGGTCGCTCGTCTTCTCGTCGCGAGCGGCCGACTCCTCGGCCACGCGCTTGTTGACGATGCTCTTCAGCTTCTCGGCGATCTGCTCGGCCGTGTCGGTGCTGGTGATGTTCATGGTTCTACTGCTGGTCGGAAAGGATTCGGAGGAGGTCGTTCAGCGTCTTCGCGACGGCCTCTTCGGTGGTGGTGGGTTCGGCCTCGGACTCGTCGCCCTCGGCCTCCGTCACGTTCTGATCGCTTCCCGTTCGCGAGGTCGCCTTCTCGCCGGGCTCGGTCTCCAGCCGGTCGAGCACCTTGTCCAGGCGCTCGACGAGCTGGTCCAAAGCGGTGCCGCCCCCGAGAGACGACTCGAACTCGGGGTCGGTGGTCTTCGATTCGGTCGCGTCGAGGATCGCGCCGAGGGTCGCCATCGCGAGGTCGGCGGCGTCGTACGCGCGCTCGATCACGCTGCGGGCCTCGCCGTCGATGACGATGCGGACCTCGTCCTCGCCGCGGTCGGCGCGGATCTCCGGACGGGCCGGGGCGCCCGCCTTCTCGGCGTCCGCCAGCTTCGGGACGACGGTGATCTCGCCCCAGCTACCGCCCTCGGGGCACGCAGTCTGGGCGTCGTCCTGATCGTCGGAGACGGCGACCAGCTTGCCCTCAGCGTTCCACACGCCGAACGCGGCCGACTCTTGGGGGACCGCCGACTTCCCCTCGCTACCGGCCTCGGGGGCCTCCGGGCTCGCCTCCTGCGCCTCGGTGCCCTCCGGGGCCTCCTCCGCGCCCTCCGGGGCCTCTTCGCCCTCGGAGCCGCCCAGGGCCCGCAGGAGGGCTCCCTGGCCGCCGCGGTCCGCGGGCTCCTCGACCTCGCCGGTCTCGTCGGGGATCGCCTTCGGAACGACCAGGCAGTCCGTGGCGTCGCCCGTGGTCACGTCGAAGCCGGCCGCCTTCGCCACGTCGTCGAAGATGAAGACCCGCGAGCGGACCCGCGCCTCCAGCTTCTCGGCGGCGTCGTCGTGGCCGAGCACCGCGCGCTCACGGAAGAAGCGCACGAGGGTCGGGCTGATCAGGTGGCGGCACTCGGCCTCCATGAACTTCAGCTCCTCCAGCACGGTGCGCTCGAACGCACCCTTCGCCTTCTGGGAGGCCGCGCCGGGGATCACCGAGGCGAACGGGTTCGCCGGGGTCGGCGTCGCGCTGTTCTCCAGGAGAGTCTGCTCCAGGAACTTGATCCCCCACGGGCCGAGGCCGAGCTTCTCGCGCTCCTCGGCGTTCTCGGGACGGATCCACTTCGTCGGGATGAAGCCGACCGAGCTGCCGCCGACGCCCTTGCCCGAGCGCGTGCCCTTGCCGCTCATCAGCAGGTAGATCGTCTCGGCGAACTTGAAGTGGTCGTCGGGCCCGTCGTCGGCGGACAGGAACTCGACGTCCTGCAGCAGCGCCTTCTTCGTCTGGCCACCGGTCTTCGCCTTCAGCTTGTCCTGCCCGGCTTCGTCGATGCCGATGCGACCCTTCCAGGTCTTCAGCGCCTGGCCGATCGGAGCCTTCACCGACCCGAGGTTGTGCGACCACAGGTACACGCCGCCCTGGCGGTTGTAGTCGTCGATCTTCCAGCCGGCGCCCTGCTCGCCGGTCTTCGTCTTCCCGCCGGTGACCTCGATCGAGTCGCCGTAGTAGTCCTTGTCGTTCGTCGACGCGACCAGGCGCAGCACCTTGCGGTCCTTCGCGTATCCGGCCGGAGCCTCGATCGCACGAACCGCATTGCCGCGGTAGTGCGTGTGGTCGTCGTTCGTCTTGATCTCGAACAGGTCGTCGGCCGACAACGATTCGAGTTCGGCCGGGGTCGCGGCGCCGAGGCGCACCTTCTCTGCGAGGGTCAGGCTCATGGCTATTCGATCACGGGGAATGCGCCGCAGCGGCAGTTGACGACTTCGTGGGCTGGCCCCGAAGGATCGTGGGGATGCTTCATCTCGACGATCGACCCGTTCGCCTGCAGCAGCTCGAACGACTCGCCGACCGGAACGGTCGCTCCGTCGATCGAATCGTGCGTCGGGCGTTCGAGGTCGTCGCCGGCAGCGACCCACTCGTGGAGTTCGACGCCGCTCGCGATGAACGACTCCTGCCGAACGTGACTGTCGATCGCGCCCGTCTCGGTGCGGGCGATGGTCTTCGCTCGCTTGTGGAACGAAGTGTAGACGTCGCGCGAGGCGGTCTTGGCCGGTTCGAGCACTTCACGCAGCCGCTCGGCAATGGTGCCCGTCGAGTCTGTCGGCGACTCGGCGAACGCCTTCGCGAGCGCGCGACGCAGGAGGTCGGCGTTCGTCGAGTTCACGCCCTCGGAGACCTTGATCAGCTTCGAGGAGATGAAGTCCTGCGCGGCGCGGTCGAAGTCGAGCGCCTCGGCGCCCAGCTCGCTCGCGACGGCAGCGGCGCCGTCGTCGTAGGCCGAGCGGAACGCGTCGCGGAACAGCTTGCGCAACTCGGCCTCCCAGTGCTTCGGCGCGCGGGCCGCGACGATGAGGGAGTCCAGCTCCTTCTTCGTCAGCTGCGCCTTCACGAGCAGCGACTCGGTGATCAGGTCGTCCAGGTTGCGCGTCGTCGCGAGGCGACGGTTGCGCGCGCACCACTGCTCGATCGCCTTCTCGTTCTCGACCGTGAGGCACAGATCGAAGCCGAGGGCGTCGACGAGCCCCTCGGCCTGGCTGCGGCTCATGCCCCAGCGACGACGGGTGGGCGCCGGAGCGGACTTCGAGCGACCGTTCGCGACCTTGTCGAGGTGGGCGAGCTGCGCAGCCCGCTGCGCGCGACCCCACTTCCGCGCGCGGGCGGCGATGCGGGCGTCGCTCTTCTCGCGACGACGCTCCATGTTCCGCATCAGCGCGCGGCGCCGCTTGTAGCCCTCCTCGGGCGTCTCCTTCGCGGCGGCAGTGGGAGCGACGGCACGGCCAGATGTGTCGCCGCTCCCGTTGGCCGCCCCCCCATCGGGGCTGCGGAGACCGAGCTTCGCCAGGGACTCGGCCACCACCCGCTTCACCGCGTCGCGCGTTTCGCCGTCGCGCAGACGCTCGGTGACGCTCTTGCCCGACAGCGCGCGGACCTCGGCGTCGAGCTTCGAGCGCTCTTCGTCGCCCTCCTCACTCTCCGGCGACTCGTCGCTGTCGGAGTCCTCGTCGTCTTCGACCACGACCTCGTCGTCGTCGTTGGAAGTCCCCGCCGGCGTATCTCCGTCTGCGTCCTCGTCTTCGTCCAGAAGGCTCGAAAGCGGAGTGAGGGTCGTCGGGACGAGCGGTTCGTCGCCGCCGGGGATCGGATCGGTCTGGATGCCCGCCATGCGCAGCGCCTGGTTCAGCGGGACACCGAGATCGCGAAGCGCCTTCGCCGCTTGGGCCATCTCCAACAGGTCACCCTGCAGAGCCTCGACCTTCGACGTGTCGAACTTCGCGTGGTAGTTGGCGCCGCGGGTGCCCCGGAGGCGAGGCAGCAGGCGAACGTTGATCGCGTCCTCCCAGCGGGCGAAGACGGCGAGCATCTTGATCGTCCAGAAGACGCGCAGCTGCGACTTGTGCTCGGCGTAGTTCGCGCCGCCCATCAGGAGGGCCTCGGGGACGCGGAACACCTCGCTGATCGCGGCGTCGTTCATCTCGAACAACGTCGCGTACTGCATGTCCTTCGGTGTGACCGGGTTGGCGTGGTACTCGACGTCCCCGTAGAGGACGCGGGTGTCGCCGGCCTGCGCGCCGTCGTTGAACTTCTCGCGCATCGTGCGCTCGAAGCGCTTGCGCACCTCGGGCCGCATCGCCGACTTCTGGATGATGATCCCGCCAGGATCGCCACCGTTGCGCAGGATCGAGTCCTGGTAGATCGCTGCCCGGTGCTCCTGCTGCGCTCGGCGACGCGCGACCTCCATCGGCGCGAGGCCCATGACACCACCCTTCGAGCTGGGGTAGCGGAAGTGCAGCATCGACGCGGTCGAGCGGATGACCTGTTTGCCGTTCGCGAGCGTCTGGCGCCACCCGACCGGCAGGCCCGTCGTCTCGTCA